GTGCGTAGCCTGACGTCCCTCATGGCCATCACGGCGGACCCAGCGACGCAGTCGGTGCTCACGTCGCTGGTGCTGGCGAACATGGAGGGCGAGGGCTTGAGCGATGTGCGGGACTATTTCCGGCGCCAGCTGCTCCAGATCGGCGCCGTCAAGCCGACCGAGGAAGAGGCGCAGGCGATGCAGGAAGCCGCGCAGAGCAAGCAGCCCGACCCAAACCAGGTGCTTGCGCAGAGCCTTGCCGAAGAGGCCAGCGCCAAGGCAGCCAAGGCCCGCGCAGATACGGTGCTCACGGTCGCCAATGCCGAGAAGGCGCGCGCAGATACGGAGCGCATCAAGGCCGAGACGCTCAAGACCGTGGCCGAAGTCGACGGCGCTACGGGAGGCTTGCCACCGCGCCCCGGATCTGGCATCTGAAGCAGGCAAGCACAAAAGGGCCCCCGGCATTCGCATGGTGCGGATGTCGGGGTTTTTCTTTTGCGTTGACTTTGTCGCGGTTGCGGTAGGATGCGCGCTGCGCCATAATGGCGACAGGCCACCGCCCGGCCTTACGGGTGAGCAAAGGTGATGGAATGAGCGTAGAAACGGCAGAGGTGCCCGAGGTCGAGGAGAGCGAGCAGCAGACGGAAGCCGAGACGCCGACAGAGCCATCCGCCACAGCGACGGAAACGCCCGAGGAGGGCGGGGAACAACAGGCGCCCGAGGCAGACGCGAAGCCGCCCGAACCCGACGACGTCGAGATCACCATCGGGGATTCGCCGGTCCCGAAGGCAGAACCAGCGCCCGAGTGGGTGCGGGAACTGCGGAAGCAGCACCGCGAGGCGCAGCGACGCATCAAAGAGCTTGAGGCCGAACGTGCGGCCCTGAAGAGCGCCCCCGAGGCGGCTGTGCCGACCCTCGGGAAGAAGCCCACCCTGGCCGACGTCGACTACGACGAAGACAGGTTCGAGGCGGCGCTCTCTGACTGGCACGAACGGAAGCGCAAGATCGACGATGCGAAGCAGCGCGCAGAGGCCGAGGCGAAGAAGCAGCAGGAGGCGTGGCAACACAGGTTGTCGGCCTACTCCGAGGGGAAGGCCAAGCTGGCGCTCCCCGACTTCGACGAGGCCGAGGCGGTTGTGCAGGATGCGCTGTCGCAGACGCAACAGTCCATCTTGCTCCACGGCTGCGAGAACGCGGCGCTTGTCGTCGCGGCGCTCGGCAAGGCTCCCGCCAAGGCGAAAGAGCTTGGAGCCATCACCGACCCGGTGTCGTTTGCCTTCGCCGTCGCGAAGCTGGAGAGCCAGATCAAGATGACCACGAAGCAGAAGACCCCGCCCCCGCCCGAGAAGAAGATCACGTCGGGGTCGCGTCCCGCGTCCTCCGACAAAACCCTCGACAGCCTCTATGAAGAGGCGATGCGCACTGGCGACATGAGCAAGGTGCTCCGGTACCAGCGCGAAAGGAAGTGACCCATGGCCAACGGATTCAGCAAGGAAGAGGTCGTCAACTTCGACCAGGTGCTCAAGGGCTTCGATGACGCCCTTGTCATGACCGAGGCGGTCGCCAAGTACAGCACCGATCAGGTGCAGATGGCCCGCACCGGCGACGTCATCTGGCGCCCCGTGCCCTACATCATGCCGTCCTACGACGGCATGGACCAGACCAGCAACTTCCGCGACAAGACGCAGCTGTCGGTGCCCGCGACCATCGGCTTCCAGAAGTCCTCGCCGTTCGTCATGGACGCGAAGGAGCTTCGCGACGCCCTGCAGGAGCGTCGCCTCGGCGAGGCCGCCTCGCAGAAGCTGGCCAGCGACATCAACGTGGCCCTGCTGCGCACCGTCGCCGACCAGGGCACCATCTTCGTGAAGCGCAGCGGCGCCGCGTCGGGGTTCGATGACCTCGCCGCCATCGACGCTGCGCTCAATGAGCGTGGCGTGCCGATGGCTGACCGCTGGGTCGCGCTCTCGAGCCGCGACTACAACGGCATGGCCTCGGACCTGTCGAAGGCCGACCGTTCGCTCATCGGCGAGATCAGCCCCAAGGCCCTGCGTGACGCGTTCGTCGGTCGGCTCTCCGGGATCAACACCCTGAAGCTTGACTACGCCCGTCGTCAGGCTGCTGCGGCTGGTGGCGCTGGCCTCCAGATCAGCACCCTCGCCGCGTCGTCCAACAACTACGTCCCGAAGGCCACTGCCGTCGGCACCACGGGCGTGAACAACGTCGACAACCGCTACCAGCGCGTGACGCTGAGCAGCAACACGGGCGTGGCCGCTGGCGACGCGTTCACCATCGCCAACGTCGAGAGCGTCCACCAGATCACCAAGGAGCGCACCGGCCAGCCGATGACGTTCCGCGTGATCGAGGTCGTCGCCGGCTCGGCCACCGACGTGATCATCAGCCCGCCGATCATCTCGGCGCAGAACGGTGAGGACGCGGCGGTTCAGTATCAGAACTGCTCCGTCGTGACCGCGTCGGGCACCGCCGCGATCACCTTCCTCAACACGGTGGCGGCTGCGGCCAACCCGTTCTGGGTCAAGGGTGCGTGCGAGCTCCTCCCCGGTCGGCTCGAGTTCCAGCCGGACGCCGGCATGAGCGTCATGCGTGCGTCGCTGCGCGCTGGCATCGAGGCCGTCATGGTCAAGCAGGGCGACATCAAGACCGGCAAGGTCTTCTACCGCTTCGACGTGCTCTTCGGCACGGTGCTGACCAACCCCGAGATGGCCGGCGTCATCGAGTTCAGCCAGACCTGAACTCCACGGGGCGCCTCATGACGGGGCGCCCCGTTTCCCCCTCTGATCCCCTCACACGTTCGCAGGAGAGAAAGCATGTCCAACATCATCCCCCCGTTCGGTTCCGCCGAGGTCAGCATCCCGGCTGCCGAGAAGATCGCGATCGCCACGCGCGGCCGCTGCACCGTCCAGCAGGAGACGGCGATCGTGAACTACCCCGACGTCCTCGGGGCTCCCGATCCCACCCTCGAGTGCGCCAACGAGGAGCTCGTCTCCTCGGCGTTCGCGTCGGGCGCCACGCTGCTGCTCACCAACGAGGGCCCCTACCCGGTCTTCTACGAGGTCGGCACCGGCCCGCGCGTCAAGGACTGGCTCCGTTCGGAGAACGGCCTGATCGATGCCCCTGGCGCGCTGAACGTCACCGGCACCCTGACCAGCGCCCTGCTCCTCGGCGGGATCGTCACCTCGACGACCGGCGCTGGCGTGACGGCGACCCTCGACACCGGCGCCATCATGGACGCCGCGTCCGAGTGGGTCGTCGGCGAGGGCTACCGCTGGCAGGCGATCAACACTGGTGGCAATGCCTTCACGGTAACCGCCGCCGCTGGTGGTCACACCGTCGTCGGCGCTGGCGCCGTCGCCGCTGGCACCTCGGGCGACTTCCTCACCCGGAAGACCGCTGCCGACACGTTCATCACCTACCGCATCGGCTGATGGTGAGTGCGTGACGAGGGCCCCCGCTGGTGCTACGCTGGCGGGGGCTTTCGCTTGAGGTGATGTGTGGCCGCTCCCGACTTTCCCACGATGGTCTACCGCTCCCCCGGCAAGTGGCCGGGCCCGCCCGGCTGCACCTACGACGCCATCGGGGTCAAGGATGCCGACGAACTCAAGGCCGCGCTGGCGAAGGGTTGGCACAAGACGCTGCCAGAGGCGTGCGGGCTGGTGAAGGCCGAGCCTGCTGCGCCACAGGCCGCGCCAGTGGCCATCCCCGAGGATGACGCGCCCCCGACGCGGGCGGAACTCGAGGAGCAGGCGAGGCGGCTGGGCATCAAGACCGACGGGCGCTGGTCTGACCGCAAACTGGCTGCGGCCATCGCCGACGCCATGAAGGGCTGACATGGGCTGGACGAAGCGACAGTTCATCATGGCGGCGTTTGAGGAGATCGGCCTTGCTGCCGACGTCTTCGACGTTCAGCCGTCACAGCTTGCGTCGGCGCTTCGGCGCCTAGACGCCATGATGGGCGAGTGGAATGGGCGCGGCATCCGCGTCGGCTACCCGCTGGTGTCGTCGCCTTCGTCGTCCAGCCTCGACACCGACACACAGGTGCCCGACAGCGCCATCGAAGCGGTGTTTCTCAACCTCGCTGTGCGCATCGCCCCCGGCTACGGCAAGGAAGTTCTGCCGTCGACGAAGGCCAGCGCGATCCGGGGCTACAACACGCTCCTCGCGCGCGCGGTGAAGCCGATCGAACAGCAGTTCCCCGGGTCCATGCCTCGAGGTGCGGGCCAGAAGCCATGGCGGTTTGATGAGCCGTTCCTGCCTGAGCCGACTGATCCACTGCTTGCGGGCGAAGATGGCCCGTTGGAGTTCGACTGACATGCCGACGATCAACCAGCTTTCCTCGACGTCGTCGCTTTCGGGCGGTGATCAGCTTCCGGTCTACGACGCCAGCGAGGGCGACGCGCGCAAGGCGTCACTGTCGACGCTGCTGGCGTTCTTTCAGGACAACTTCGCATCCCCTGAGTTCGAGACGGTGACCGCTGCCCCGTCGTCGTCGGGCTTCACGGTGTCCCTCGACGCGTCGACAGAGAACATCTGGGCGATCCTGAACCCCACAGGCGCCTTCGCGGCCGGCACCATCGAACTTCCGCCCGTCGCTGACTGCTTCGACGGGCAGATCATCGTCGTCGTCTGCTCGCAGGCGGTGACGGCGCTCACCGTCAGCGGCAACGGCGCCACGGTGGCCGGCGCTCCGTCGGGCCTTGGCACCAATGGGTTCTTCTCCCTGCGGTTCCAGGAGTCGGCCGACAAGTGGTGGTGCACGTCGCAGAGCCTCGGTGCCACGTCGACGTTCAGTGACCTCACGCTGACCGGCGTCATCAAGAACGGCGACGGGGAGACGGTCCTTGCGTTCGCGCAGGAGGGCGTTGGGACGGCTGTCAACTACCCGACCCTCGTCTACTCGACGTCGACCAACGAAGTTGCGATCGCGGCGACCGGGTCGGATACAAATATCGACTTCAACGTCATCCCCAAGGGTGCCGGCTCGGTGAACATTGGCGGTGGTTCCACCAATCAGGTCAACCTGACTGCCGACAACGACATCAACCTGTTGTCCAGCAACGGCGACCTTGTCCTCGAGGCGACGACAGGCACGATCAACGCACAGAGCCGCGTGGTGCACGCCACGGCTCCGGTCCTGCCGAACTCAACGGTTGCGGCGCTGCCGTCTCCGGCCGTGATCGGGATGCTGGCCGTCGTCACCGACGCCACGGCGACCACGCATCACAGCATCGTGGCAGGCGGTGGCGCCAACGACGTCGTCGTTTTCTACGACGGCACCAACTGGCGGATCGCCTGAATGGTCCAGATCCCGATCCTCTCCGGCATCTTCACCGACAACGGGCCAGACATGCGTCTGGCCTACCCGGTGAACATGGTACCTGTCCCGACCGACAGCGGGATCAGCGCGGGCTATCTGCGCCCCGCTGACGGCCTCGTCGAGACGGGCACCGGGCCAGGTGTGTGCCGTGGCGGGATTGAGTGGCGTGGTGGCTGCTATCGCGTCATGGGCACCAAGTTGGTGGGCGTCGACAACATCGGCAACGTGACCGAACTCGGCGACGTCGGCGGGGCTGGCGTTGTGTCGTTTGCGTATGGCTTCGACTTCCTCGCCGTGTCGTCGGACGGCGCGCTGTTCTACTGGGACGGCGCCACGCTGACGCAGGTCACCGACGTGGACCTTGGCACCGTCCTCGACGTGGTCTGGCTTGACGGCTACTTCGTCACAACGGATGGCGACTTCATCGTCGTCACCGAACTGGCCGACCCCACGTCGGTGAACCCGCTGAAGTACGGGTCCAGCGAGATCGACCCCGACCCGATCCTTGGCCTCGAGGTGCTGCGAAACGAGCTCTTCGCCCTCAACCGCTACACGATCGAGGTGTTCGACAACGTCGGCGGCGAGGGTTTCCCCTTCCAGCGCATCGAAGGCGCCCACATCACCAAGGGGTGCGTCGGCACGCACGCCAAATGCGTGTTCATGGACGCCCTCGCCTTCGTCGGCAGCGGTCGCAACGAGGCGCCCGGCGTCTACATGGCGCAGGGTGGCAACGCGAACAAGATCAGCACCGTCGAGATCGATCGCATCCTTGCCGGCTACACCGACAGCCAGCTTGCCAGCGTCGTCGTCGAGGCACGCAACGACAACGCACACCAGCACCTCTACGTCCACCTCCCTGATCGCACCATCGTCTTTGACGGCACGGGATCGCAGGCGCTCGGGCAGGCGGTCTGGTTCGTCCTCACGTCGTCGCTGTCGGGGTTTGCCACCTACCGTGGCCGGTTCTTCGTGTGGGCCTTCAATCGCTGGCAGGTGGCCGACCCCACGTCGTTCAGCGTCGGCTACATGGACCAGCGCACGTCGGAGCATTGGGGCCAAACGGTGCGGTGGGAGTTCGCCACGGGGCTGATCTACAACGAGTCACGCGGGGCCATCCTGCATGAGCTCGAGTTGGTGGCCCTGACCGGGCGCGTCGGCGTCGGTGATGACCCGACCGTCTCCACGTCGTACAGCCTGGATGGCCAGACGTGGTCGCAGGACGTCTCCCTTGATGCTGGCGGCGTCGGCGACCGTGCCAAGCGGCTCCGTTGGATGCGCAACGGCATGATGCGCAACTGGCGCGCGCAGCGGTTCCGGGGCACGTCGACGGCGCATCTATCCTTCGCCCGCCTCGAGGCCCGGATCGAACCTCTGGAGTTCTGACGTGGTCGACAGCCTCCGCTTGACCCGCGCGCAGATCGTGAAGGCTGTCGGCAACGACCAGCCGACGGTTCGCGCGTTTGAGCGGTTGGTCGCTGGCGCTGTCCCGATCCGCGTTGTCGCCGCGTCCACGACGTTGTCGGCGGCTGACCGGGTGGTCGTGCTGAACGACGCGGGCACGGCAACGCTGCCTCGCGCGTCCGACGTCGTCGGGCAGATGCTCACCGTCAAGCGCGGCGGGTCTGGCGCTGTCGACGTCGCCGCCACCAACGGCGAGACAATCGACGGCGTGACGTCATATGCTCTGGGCCTTGTCGGCCAGTCGGTGACCGTCGTCAGCGACGGCGTGAGGTGGTGGATCGTATGAGCTACACGCCACTCTCTTTCGGCTCTGGCGGAAACGTCACCTTCGGCAGCACCGGGTCACAGATCACCGCTACGGCGCCCGCTGGTGGCGGCGGTGGTGTTGCGTTGTCGGCTGGCACCGTCGCGATCACGTCTGGCACGGCGGTCTTTTCCAATGCCAACGGCGTGACCTTCGGGGCCAACGGGCAGACGGTGACGGCGAGCCACAACGGGCTGACGAGCCAGAGCGCGCAGGCATTCTCTGCCAACGGCGGTTCCAGCGCTTTCCAGACCCTGTCATTCTCCGACGCCAACGGTGCCACGTTCTCCAACGTGGCCGGCGCGGTCCAACTCTCCTACACGGTGCCCAGCACGGCGGGGCTCTTGTCTGCCATCCGGCTGTCGGCGGGCACGTCGTCGGCCAACCTGTCAGCGGTCACGATGAGCGACGCCAACGGCGTCAGTTTTGGCCTCAACGGCTCCGTCATCACCGCCTCTCACAACGGCCTGACCTCGCAGTCCGCGCAGGCGTACAGCGCCGCCAACGGCTCGGCGACGTTCCAAACGCTGTCCTTCGCCAACTCCAACGGCGTGAGCTTCAGCACGGGGACGCAGGGCCTCTTTGCCTCGTACACGGTGCCGTCGACGGCGGGCCTGCTGTCGGCGATCAACCTGTCGGCCGGCACGACGTCGCAGAACCTGTCGGCGATGACGTTCAGCAACGCCAACGGCGTGAGTTTCGGCCTGAATGGCTCCGTTGTGACGGCATCGCACAACGGGCTGACCTCACAGAGCAACCAGGCTGTCTCGGCTGCCAATGGGTCCAGCACGTTCCAGACGCTGTCGCTTGCAAACAGCAACGGCGTCAGTTTCAGCACCGGCACACAGGGGCTCTTTGCCAGCCACAACGGCATCACGTCCCAGACGATTCAGACCGGCAACCTGTCAGCCATCGGCAACACGCTGGCCACCAACAGCGTGTCTGCCACCTACAACGCCAGCGGGCTCCAGTTTGCCGCGTCTGGTGTCGCCAGTGTCGGCGTCTCCAACGGATCGGTCGTCTTCTCGGTCCCGGCTGGCGGTGGTGGCCTGACCAACATCCGCGTGATCGCCGGCACTGAAAGCAACAACCTGTCGGTCTTGTCGTTTGCCAACTCCAATGGCGTCTCGTTTGGGCTGAACAGCACGGTCATGACAGCGTCGGCGGCGTTTCGCGTGATCGCAGGCACCGAGAGCAACAACCTGACAGTGGCGTCGTTCGCCAACTCCAACAATGTCTCTTTCGGCTTGAGCGGGTCTGTTATGACCGCTTCCGTCAACGCGGGTGGCGGTGGTGCCACGGTGTCCCTGTGGCCGGCGCTGCCTCATGCGTGGGCCACGTCGTCGATGTATACGGGCGCCTCGACGACGGTCGGTGGTGGCTCGTCTTCGACGCTGTCGTTCTACGTGGCGCCGTTGGTGCTACCTGTCGCCGTGACCTTCAACGGCGTGGGCGCCATCGTCTCGGCCCTCAACGCGTCGGGCACCGGCACCGGCAGCCATAGGCATGTCCTTGGGATCTACACCCGCACCAACAGCACGCTGAATCTCGTGACCGAGTTTGGCTGGAACGCGATCCACTCGTTCTCGTCGTCAACGGCGCAGACGCTGTCTTTCTGGGCTGGCGGATTCGCCGGCTCCACGGCGGCATCGACGTCACGGATCAGCGGCAACGTGTCGGCGTCGATCACCGGCCTGCGCGGCATCGAACTCAATGCATCGTCGGCCGCCACGTCGCTGTCGGCAGGCGAATACTTCATCGCCCATGCCTACAACCACCGCACGACGGGCGCCAACACCGGCGCCATGGGTTCGGCGTGGCGCCACTCGGTCAGCCAGTTCACGGGCGCGTTCGGGTTTTCCAACACGTCGACGCCGCTCTATTGTTACTGCAACGGCATCGTCTCGACGGTGACGACGGCGACGCAGATCCAAGGGTGGGGCGCACCGGCATCGATCAGCCTCGGTGCCATCACCGCTACGGGCGGCACCTCGCAGAATCAATGGCCCCTTGTGATCTTGCGGTCCGTGACGGCGTGACGTAGGGTCTGGCGCATGGGAGCAGAACCAACAATGCAGCCGGTGGCCAGCGTGGCGCAGACCCTCGCGTCTCCGGGCCTTGCCTTCGATCGAGTCCAGGTGATGCACGGGGGCTCGTTCAGGCCGAGCCGCACTGTCGTCATCGCTCCGACGCGCGGCATGATTCACCACCGCACGGTAGCGGCGTGGCAGAGCCTCATGGCGCCGATGAATCAGGCGCGGGCGTTCCTCTTGTGCGCCGGCGACGAGGTCGGGCAGGCGTACAACAAGATGATCGCGAACATCCTCGCCGACCCACAGTTGTCGACGTGGGAATACGTCTTGACCCTCGAGGACGACAACCTTCCCCCACCTGACGCGCATATCCGGCTACTCGAAAGCATCGAGGGCTTTGACGCCGTGTCGGGGATCTACTTCACCAAGGGCGACTTCAATGCGCCGATGGCCTACGGCGACCCCGTCAAGTACCGCTCCACAGGCGTGCTGGACTTCGCCCCGTTCGCGCCTCACGTCGTCAGCGACGCCCTCACCAAGGGCACGACCCTCGAGGTCAACGGGATCGCGATGGGATGCGCGCTGTGGCGGATGGACCTCTTCAAGCGCATCGCCGCCCCGTGGTTCGTCACCGTCTCCGACGTCATCGACGGCGCCCCGAAGGCGTACACGCAGGATCTCAACTTCTGCGAGCGCGCCGTCAGGGCTGGCGCTCGGTTCGCTGTCGACTTCCGCGTCAAGGTGGGCCACCTCGACGTGCGTACTGGCGAGGTGTATTGATGCCCGACGTCATCGTGACCAACGACGCCCCCTTGCGTCTGGACCTCGCCAGCGGGCAGGTGCCGCGCCCCGGCTTCAAGGGTGTGGATCTTTTCACGGGCGATTTCCGCGTTGACCTCCTCGCCTTCCCGTGGCCGTGGGAGGACAACAGCGTTGACGAGGTGGTGTGCAGCCACTTCGTCGAGCACATCCCGATGGGGTTCATCGACGACCACGACGTCGTGCATGCGCTCCCCGGCGTCGGGCGCAAGGATCTGTTTCTCGCGTTCTTCGACGAGCTCTGGCGCGTGCTCAAGCCCGGCGGCAAGGCGGAGATCGTGGTCCCCTACCTCATGAGCCATCGGGCGTTTCAGGACCCCACGCATCGCCGGTTCATCTGTGAGGCCAGTTTCAGCTACCTCATGAAGCCATGGCGCGACGCGAACAAGCTGGACCACTACAACGTCACGTGTGACTTTGTCGCCGAGGCGTGCATCCCTGTGACCGACCCCGTCGAGGGGGCGCGGGTGCCCGAAGTGCAGGCGGCGCGTCGGCAGCACATGTGGAACGTCGTGCATGACATGGTGATCGTGCTGCGGAAGCCTGCTTGACGGACCTCGTTGTCGCACGAGAGACGGCGCTGGCGTCGCCGCGCATCGCCGACCGCGTCGAGGCCGAGCTCATCGACGCCCCGCAAGGTGAAGCGCCCGTCGTTCACCACTTTGGACCGGGCGTCTACATCCGTGAGGTCCACCTGCCGGCGTTCTCGATTGTCGTCGGGCACCATCACCGGCACGAACACCTCAACATCTTCCTGCGCGGCTCGCTGGCGCTCCTCGACGACAACGGCGGCGTGCGCGTGCTGCGCGCCCCGTTCATCTTCACGGCGCCACCGGGTCGGAAAGTCGCCTTTACGTTGACCGACTGCGTCTGGCAGAACGTCTACGCCACGACGGAAACGGACATCGACGCCCTAGAAGCGTGGATGTTCGACAAGTCGGCGGTTTTCGCCATGTCGGACGCCATGCGCCGTCAGGCCGACGAGGCCCGATGTGAGGTCGACCGCGCCGATTTCCTGCTGTTCTGCGCGCAGGCTGGATGGACCCCGGACCAGGTGCGGGCCATGTCGCTGGACGACCGGGATCAGGTGCCGATGCCCCCCGGCTGGCCCAGGGTGACCATCCGGTCCTCCCCCATCGAGGGGCGCGGCGTGTTCCTGTCGGCTCCTGCCGAGGTCGACGAGGTCATCGGGCCAGCGCGGATCGACGGCAAGCGGACGCCACTTGGCAGGTACACCAACCACGCCAGAACCCCCAACGCACGCTTTGTGCTTGCGCCGAATGGTGATATTGTGCTGGTGGCGAACCGGCGCATTGCCGGGTGCGTGGGTGGCGACGCTGGCGAGGAAGTCACCGTCGACTACCGGCAAGCACTCGCGGTGCAAGGGCTCCACGTCGGAGGTTGAGCATGTCTGGTGTTGGGATCCTTGTCGGAGTCGGCGCCAACGCGGCCCTTCTCGGCGGTGGCGCAGCCCTCGCCAACTGGGCCACGGGCGGGTTCGGCGAGGACAACGCCAAGGCGATTGGTCAGGCTGCCAACGCGCAGATCGGCGCCACGGCGGAAGCCATGGACCAGATGCGCCAGACGGGCGGGCAGGCCCGCGCGGACCTCGCCCCGTATGCGCAGGCGGGCATGGCCGGGATCGGCGGTCTGGGAGCGTTTCAGGGCGCTGGCGTTGACGCCGTGGGGATGCAGCGGGCGCTTGCTGGCCTCGATGGCCCCGAAGCGCAGGCGGCGGCGATCGCCCAGCTTGAGCAGTCCCCGCAGTTCGCCGCCATGCTTCAGCAGGGCGAAAACGCCATTCTCCAGAACGCCAGCGCGACGGGTGGCCTTCGCGGTGGCAACACGCAGGCGGCGTTGGCGCAGTTCCGTCCTGCCCTCCTCTCGTCGCTGATTGAGCAGCAGTACGCCCGTCTTGGCGGTCTGGCGGCTGCCGGCCAGAACGCAGCCAGCAACGTGGCCGGTCTGGGTCAGGCGTCGGCGGCCGGTCAGGCGCAGACGGGTGTGGCCATCGGTGGCAGCCTCGCCGACCTCATCGGCGCCCGTGGCGCGTACCAGGCTGGCGGCATCCTCGGCCAGCAGCAGGCGCGGATGGCCGGCCGACAGGAAGCGGTGAACCTCGGTCTTCAGGCGGCTGGCGTCGGCGCCAAGCTCGCCACTGGTGGAGCGTTCTGATGGCTGTCGTGAATCCGGTCCAGTATGGCGCGGGCATGGTGCAGCCGGGGGTCGACCTCGCGCAGTTCACTCGCGGCATGGCGGTTGGTCAGGGCCTGACCGATGCCGTCGACGTCATGAAGCAGCGCCAGATGGCACAGCAGCAGGCGCAGCAGAACATGGCCATTCAGGCCGCGCAGCGCGCGGCCCTGTTGGATCTCGAGCAGGCGCCGTCGTCGGAGAAGGCGCGGTCCATCCTGCTTCGCTTCCCCGGCCTCAAGGATCAGGTCGGCGGGTTCATGTCGTCGCTGAACGAGGACGAGAAGAAGGCCCGTCTTTCGCAGATGACGGAGGCCACGGGCTTTCTCACGTCGGGTGACGTCGAGGGGGCGAAGCAGGCGTTTCTGAGGTCGGCGCAGGCGTATGAGAACGCTGGCCGACCGCAGGATGCTGAGCCGTTGCGCCGGCTGGCCGAGCAGGTCGAGGCCAACCCCGACGCCGTGCGCGCGCAACTCCAGTTGCGGATCGAAGCCGTCGACCCCGAGGCTGGCAAGCGGCTGACGGAGTTCGAGAAGGCCCGCGAGGAGACGCGCAAGGCTGCCGGCGAGGCGTCGATCAAAGAGACGCAGGCGATGGCCGAATATGATCGGCTTGCGGCGGAGATCAACCTGTCGCGTGAGCAGGCGAAGCGCCTTCGCACGCAAAGCTACGTCGATGCGGCGCGCCTCGGTCTGGACCGTGAGCGGCTGGCGCTTGATCGGCTGAAGGCGCAGCAGGAGCGGTTGGCTGCTGCGTCGAACCTTTCCGAACCCGCGCAGAAGCGCGTGGTCGACGCCAGCGACAAGGCCGTCAAGGCTGCGGCGCTCGCTGCCAAGGCGGGCGAACTCGCCACGCGGTTTGAGGGCATGGCGGCCCAAGGTGTCATGGGTGGTCGCGTGGCCATGGTCGGCGAGCGGGTCAAGCAAGAACTGGGCATGGAAGACGCCGTCTCACAGGCGCGCGCCCAGTACGAGGAGATCAAGACCAGCCAGGTGCTTGCATCGCTGCCCCCTGGCGCTGCGTCCGACACCGACATCGCGCTCGCCAGCAAGCCGCTCCCTGCTGGCACCAGTGACCCCAAGATCGTGGCGTCCTACCTGCGCGGGCTGGAGAAGATCAACCGCTTTTCCGAAGTGGTCGCCAAGGGTGAAGCCGACTACGTCAGCCAGAACGGCAACGTCGGCATGGCCAAGCAGAACATGGTGGTCGGCGGGGTTCAGGTGCCGCAGGGTGCCACCTATGGCGAAGTCCTCGAGGCGTTGCAGCGTCGGGCGCTGCGGTCTGCGGTCCCGGCTCCCGTCGCGACGCCAGCCCCGACAGGTTCGCGCCGCACTGGCAGCGGTCGGGTGGGCCAGTGAACCCCGATTTCGACGCATTCGCCGCCATCGACGCGCTGCGTGCGGGGGCGCTTCCGCCTGACCAGATGTCGGCGCTCAAGGCTGCCGTGCTGGCGGGTGACGTCGTCATGCCCCGCGACTTGCGCGGTGCGCTGGACACCGTCGAGGCCCCTGCCGCTGCGCCGCAGCCGACGATGGCCGACCTTGGCGCCCCGGCGCTGCCGATGGATGAAGGCCCCGGCATCGCCGACACCGTGCGCGGCATCCCCGGCGCCATTGCCGAGGCCGTCACGGGTGCGCAGCGTCGCACGGCGACGACGGAGGCGGCGAGCGATATCACCATGTCGCCGGAGTGGCGCCAGATTTCGTCGCTTCTGCCCGCCGCCCCGAAGCCCGGCGCGTCACCCATCGAGCAGGCGGTGCAGGCAGGCAAGACCGCGCTGGCGGCCAACCCGATCGGCCAGTTGGTCATGGGTGGCCGGATGCTGGGCCTCGAGGCGGCTTCTCCCGAGGAGCAGGTCCAGATCATTCAGGCCAACTTCCCCGACCTCAAGGTCCAGCGCGACGAGAGGGGGAATGCCTTTTTTCAGTCGTCCGACGGGCGGACCTACAGCGTCCAACCCGGCCTGCGCGCCACCGATGCCCCGCGCGCTGTGGCGCAGATCGGGTCGTTCCTCCCCGCTGGCGGCGTGGCTGGCGTGGGTCGGGCTGTTGCGGCCAACGCACTGACGCAGGCGGGGCTTGAGGCCGGCCAGGCCAGCGCGGGCGGCGAGTTTGACACGGGTGAGGTGGCTGTCGCCGGTTTGGCTGGTGGTGCCATCCCCGCGCTTCAGGCTGGCGCCCGTGGTGTGCGCGGTGCCCTCGGCGCCGCTGACGAGGTCGTCGAGGCTGGCGCAGGCGCGGTGCGCGGTGCACCGATGCCCGAGGAGGCGCTGGCGCGTGACGTGCGCGCGGCTGCCAACGGCAACAAGGCGGCGCAGGCGCGGCTGGCCGAGGCGGCTGCCATCAACCCCGAGGCCCGCGCGGCCGCCGAGCGGCTGGGCATCGAGCTTCCCGCCGACGTGTTCAGCGACAACGACCAGATCCGCGCGGCCATTGGCCTTGTGCGGTCCAAGGTCGGTGGCGAGGCCGAAGCGGCGTGGCGCGGTCAAGTGCGCGCGGCCGTCGAGAAGGCCGACGAGGCAATCGCGCAGTTCGACGTGGCCTTTGCCGAGGGTTCGCCGTCGGTCGGCAACGTGTCCGACAAGGTGCTGACGACGCTCAAGAGCGAAGCGCAGACCCTCGACGACGGTGCCGCGAAGCTCTATCGCGAGGTGGATTCCGCGTTCAAGCCGACCGACAAGGTCCAGCTGAACCGCACGCGGGACACGCTGATGCAGATCGCCGAGGAGGTCGGTGACCAGTTCACGGCAGAAGAGCGCAAGCTTCTGGCTGAACTCAAGCGCGGGGACAGCGTCTACGGTGGCCTCCAGCGCCTGAAGCGCCAGCTTGGCGAGGCCATCGGGCGCGGGGCGGGCCCATTCAAGGACGCCGACCAGGCTGGTCTGAAGCGCCTCTACGCGGCCCTCGCAGAGGACCAGTTGGAGAACGCTGAACGCGTGGCGGGCGCCGAGGTGCGGCGCAAGCTGCGCGCGGCCAACCTGCTCAAGGCCAACCAGAAGAGCATTGAGGAGCGGATCGTCTCGGGATTCGGGCAAGACGCCAACGGGTCGATCGGGGCGCTGCTTCAGCGGTCCATCACGCAGGCGTCCAAGGGCGACGGCGCCGCGTTCGGCAAAGTCCTCGAACTTGTCCCCGCGCCCCTCCAGCGTGAGGCCATCGGCACCGCGCTGGCGAGCGTCACGCGGGCGAAGGCCGGCGCCGAGGCGGGCGGGTTCGGGTTCTCCGAATGGGTGAAGACCTATCAGGGCCTCCGGTCCAATGCGCCGGTCTACGCGCAGGTGGTCAAGGTGCTGGGCCCCGAGTCTGACCGCGTCATGCGCGACCTCTACGAGGTGTCCAAGCGCGTCACCGACGCGCGGGCGCTGGTGTCGTCGACAGGAAAGAGCCTTCAGCCGGTGATCGACCAGCTTGGTGCCGAGAGCCTGATCGGCAAGATCCTGTCATCGACCGTCGGGCGCGGTGCTGTGGCCGCTGGTGCGGGCGCCATGGGGGGCCCCGCTGGAGCCATGGGCGCGTCGATGCTGGCCGACGCCGTCAGCAAGGCCAGCCGCGATGGGCTCTCCAAGGCCGGCAAGCTGTTCGCGTCGGAGGAGTTCCAGCGCCTCGCCATCGAGGCGGGCACCAAGCCAGCCGGGCAGGTCAGCCGAGGCAGCATCCGGCGCGTGTCCATGTCGAAGGCGTGGCGCGAGTTCGCGAAAGCTGCCAGACTCCCGCGACGCCAGCCGAGGCAGGCCGAAGAGTGGTTGAGCGCCGCAATCCAGGGTGGCCGTCAGAACGTGGGTGAACGATGACCGTCAGCGTGAATGCCCCTTTCGCCCTCTTCGTCGACGCGGCTGGCGATCCGCTGGACGACGGCTATGTCTACGTCGGCAGTATCAACCTCAACCCGATCACGAACCCGATCGCCGTCTATTGGGATGAGGCCCTGACAATCCCCGCCGCGCAGCCGTTGCGCACGTCGTCGGGCGTCATCGTGCGCAACGGGTCGCCGGCCAACATCTTTGTCGGTGGCGACTACTCGATCGCTGTCCACGACGCCGACAACGCGCAGATTTACACGGCGCCGACGCAGTCTGGCCTCCCCGTCACGGGCGGCTCAATCACGCTGGCGAGCGGTGAGAGCCTGACCGCGCAGAACGGCTCCGACGTCATCCTTGACGACGGCAGTGAACTCCAGATCGGTGACGCCACCGGCGTCGGCGTGCTGGTCACCGTCGCCAGCAACGCGCGCATTGTGGGCAGCCTGCTGCCCAACGTCGCGGCGGGTGGCTCTCTCGGTTCGCTGACGCGCCAGTGGGCGACGGTCCACGCAGACGACGTGCTTGCGCAGTCGACCATCAAGGCCCCGACCGTCGACGGCGACACAGTCACGGGCTACGACGACACCACGGCGGCAGGCAGTGCCCTCGCTGCGCTGGCGCTGAATCAGCAGAAGAACGTGGTGGCGTGCGGGCGCGTGTCGTCGACCGGTGTGGTTGCCACCAATCACTTCAACATCACCAGCGCCACCAATGTCGGTGGATCTTCCGTCGTCACGCTCGATCAGGCGATCGAGGATGACGCCGTTGTCATTGCGCAGCCGACCGGCACTGCGTCGGGCCTTGAGGTGCGCGCCAGCGTTGCTGCTGGTGGTGCCTCGATCACCTTCACGCAGTACCAGGCTACGGTCCTGACGTCGCTGAACTTTGCCTTCGTTGTTTTCGGTCGCCCGCGCGGCGGCGTCCCCAGCCCGGTCTGAAGGAGTCCCCCATGAACGCCAGAGTTCTGCTCACCATCGCCGCCCTCACGCTTGCCGCTCTCGCGGCACCCATCGCCACGGCGTTTCAGAACCCGATGCCCGAACTCAAGAGCGCGGCCGTCGTGGCTTGCGGCACCTCGGCCACCATCATCAACCCCGGCGCCGTCGGCGAGTCGGTCCAGAGCATCTGTGTGCAGTCGGCTGCGTCAAATGCCGTCTACATCGGCGGGAAGGACGTCACGACGTCCACGGGTTTCATTCTCCCTGCCGCGTCGGCGTCGGCTCCGGTGCAACTCTGTTTTGACGCGCAGCGCGCCTACTGCCGTGTGGCTGCCGCGACCGAGAACGTGCGCATCGTCTACGGGTTGCGCCAGTGAGCGTCCTCGTCATTGCGGCGCTGCTGGCGGCGCAGGGCATCCGTGACGGCGCGGAGATGCGCGATATTGGCATCCGCCCGCCGCTTGGTGGCAGCGCCCTTTCCGCCACCGTCACCCTCGACGCCATGCCCTACACCCGCACGGTGTCGTGCGGCTCGTACACGCTGACGGGCGACTACACCGGCAGCGTTCCGACGTGGTCTGCTTCGCCCTCTGGCGCCTCTGGCTCTTGCTCTGACACGGGCGGCGGCAACTTCTCGTGCGTCGTCGACGTCGATCCCGACGCGGTGGGCGAGGGTGTCGAGACGATCACCGTCACGACTGGAAGCGCAACGGACACCGAGACGATCGGCTTCTACGTCGACGGGGAGCACAGCTGCTTCCTCGCGCAGTCGGTGAATGGCTCCTACAACTCTGGCCTGTCGGACCTTGACGCCGTGACGACGTGGGAAAACCTCGGGTCGTCGGCGCTCGATGTGACGCAGGGTGGCGCGGCAACACTCAAGCCGACTTTCCGCACTGGCATCGTCGGTGGGCAGCCGGTGGTGCGGTGCGATGGTGGGGACTTTGTCCGCGCTGCGACGGCCAGCGATTGGGACTTTCTGCATAGCGGGTCTGACGTCACCACCGAGATTCTCTCGGTGAGGTCATCGGCAGGCACGACGCTGGTTGTCAGCAACAAATCCGCAGCGACTGACGTCGGGCTGGGGTCGCACCTCGTCTCTGAGAACACATGGAACCGATGGTCACTCGGTAACGGCGCGAGCAACATCTTCAACATTTCGTCGGCAGCATCGTCGGTGGTCAACGGCACGGCAAACCTCGTCGTCATGACCGTCGATGATGATGGCGGCGCGGGTGCTGACGGGTTCTTGACCGTCAATGGCACGACGACATCTGCGACTGCGGCGGCGGCCTACTCCGCAACCACGGCGGAACGCTTTACGATCTGCTCCACCCCGAGCGGATCCTTTTGGTACGTCGGCGACGTCTTCGCCGTTCGCATCTATCAGTCCGCCCTGAGCAGCACCCAACGCGGCATCAACGAGGCCGTTGACGAGTGGGCGCTTGGCGGCACCGTCCCTGTCGTGGCAGAGCGGTGGCATTTCGACTCTTCCGACAGCGCGACGATCACGACTGCCGGCAGCGCAGTGTCTGCGTGGCGGTCTACGGGTATCACGACGGGCTCGGCAGATCAGGGGAACGCGTCGCGCCAGCCCACGTCGACGGTGTCCGGCACGTCGTCGAACGTCGATTTCGATGGCGCCGAGGACTACCTCGAGCTCGCAGGACAGAACAGCGTGAGCAACTGGCACACCTTCGCCGTTGTGACGGTCGATGCCGTCGACACCAACGGCACCGGCGGCAACTGCGAGTTGAATGACTACATCACCCTCGACGTTGCGTCAGGGCTGCGGCTCCGTAACGACGCCGGGACCTATTACGCCATCGCGCACAACAACGACGGCACGGACGACTGTGCCGAGGTGGCAATCTCCATCGGCAGCAAGATGATCATCGAAGGCAAGGCCGATGGGACGAACGTGAGCATCGCTGTCGACGGTGGGTCCTTTACGTCTGTGGCCAGCGGAAACCAGACGTCTGCCGCTGGCACCCTGTATCTCGGCGGGCAGGCGTTCGCCTACCTGCTGAACGGCAAGATTCACGAAGTCCGCCAGTTTCCCGACGATCTGGGCACCACCGAGCGCAATGCGGTCATCGCGGAGCTTCAATCCAAGTGGGGGCTGTGATGGCACACGAGAACCGCGATCGCATCGTCCGCAACGTCGTCGCCGCCGTGGTCGCCGTGGGCACCGTGGCCGGTGGCCTGCTCGTCGCCAGCCAGCAGGAAGGCCGTGACGTCACCGACGACACCCACGTCCGCATCTTTGAGGCCGATGAGGTGTTGCGCGGGCAGGGCAAGTCGGAGGCCGAGATCGTCAGCATCGTGCGTCAGCGCACCGGCGCCGACGTGGCGCCGGACGGTGCCGTCGTCGCCGACGTCGTGCGCGCTGCCCATCGCAAGGACCGCGACCCGCGCACGATCCGCAGCGTGGCGCTCGTGATGCCAACGCCCGTCGAGTTGGCGGACGGGTTCGATGCGGCGTGGGGCGCCATCTACTGCGACCCACTGCGACCCGTGAAGGTCGGCGACAGCACCGACCTCTACGACGAGTGCGTGGCGCAGCAGGTGGGCTCTCTGGGGCCGCTGCTGTGTCTGGCCGACGGCACGCCGGCTGGGCATGTGACCAGGATTCAGGCGACGCCCGCGCTGGCCGAGCGTGCTGCGGCGCTCGTTGGTGAGGTGCCCGAGACGTGGGTGCCGTGTCCGCAGCCCGACATCCCTTGAACACGTCAAAGAGACGTGTTCATTTCTCGACGTCTTTTGCATGCCTGAGGGGGCATCGTGACGAAGCGCAAAGGACTACAGCGGGCAGACGTCGAGCACGTCATGGTGTG